ATGAAGCATATCTGTAAGAAAGACCATCGTTACGACCCTCGCTTTACTACCCTCCCTGAGAACCAAGGTAATACTGGACGCCATAAGTGCCCCGGATGCGCATTCGAACGCGCAATGGAGCTCAAAGCTAAAGGCATTCCAATGTGCAACGACGATTCTATTCTGGCCGACCTACCAGAGAGCCAAGCTGGAACAGTACGCCATAAGGATGCTTTCGAAGCGTACAAGATGGCATATCAAGCGTAACTAAAACAAACCCGGCCACCGAGCCGGGTTTACTTTTGACTCACTCCTTCGTCCTATTTCGGTTGCCGTTTAGCTTGCCCTTCTATCCAACGATTAATGGCTTCAAGATTGTACATGCACTCGCTATTTTCCTTAGGTATGCCGTCAGGGGCGATATGCAGATATTCTCTACCGACCAACCATGACTGTGTTCTTGCTCGCTGAATCGTTCCTGAACGTAGACCAGTAACGATCATTAATAACGACTCGGTTACCCATTTGTTCGGAACCACTTGAATTTCCTGATTTTCCATCTTCACACACAACACTCAGAAAGGAGACTACCAATTGAACACTACTTTGATGAGAATTGAACAGGTTTGTTTTGTTACGGGCTTCAAAAAAACAACAATTTACGAATGGATGCGGAAAGGAAAGTTTCCGAGGCCTATAAAGATAGGAAGAAGTGCCCGATGGACTTCCTGTGATGTGGAAAGGTGGATCACTGACAAAATCAAAGAAACAGGAAGCTAAGTAATAGTGACCGTGAGACTGGAGAAAAGAAATGCCTCAAAAATTACGCACAGGACTGAACGATGAATCATTCATTGACATGCTTTACATGACAAATGATTCAGGATTTACATTTCGCTACTTTTACAAGCTCATAAACAACGGGGAATTCCCTTTACCGATAAAATTCGGCAGAAGCTCAAGATGGTTACTGAGAGATTATTCTGAATGGAAAGCCAGACATATTCAGAAAAGAGACACCGAACCCCACCTCAAGTACACTATTCCTCGGTAGCCTAGCATGAACATTGGGCAACCATCCGCAGCCCGCGCTTGCATATGGCGGGCTGCGGCACCGAATGCCCCCTATGAACACTCTTACTTTTATTTTTATTTTCTGAACGTTTGTGGTTTCAAAAAGTCTAAGAAGTTCATCCCTCAAAGAAGACTCGCCATGATAACATTTATAATCTCCTCAACAGTAGCTGTAGTTCTTAGCCTGATGATATTGAGTCTGGTAAAGATTGGGATCAGCACATCGAACAATCCTGATGATCTTTAATGTCTTATGTTTCGCAAATGCCCTTAAAGGCCGGAAATTTTTTATAGAGCGTGCACACAGCCACATCATAAATTATTGCAACCTGTTTTCTGTCCACACCGTTTGATATTAATCTCCCCGCCTGCGCCCATAGCTCAGGTGTTAACTTTGGACGCCTACCACCTATGCGCCCTTTCTCGCGCGCCGCGGCCAATCCTGCCCGGGTACGTTCAACAATCAGCTCTCGCTCCATTTCCGCCAGCGCTGACATGATATGAAGGATGAAGCGCCCCATCGGGCTGGATGTATCGATACTGTCCGTTAAGCTCTTAAAGTGGATGCCGCGCTGCCGAAGCTCGTCCACCAGTAGAACCAGATTACGCATGCTGCGTCCAAGGCGATCTAGCTTCCAAACCACCAGCGTATCACCCTCATTCAGCACCCTGAGAAGTTTTTTGAGTGCTGGCCGGTTTGTCACTGTTCCGCTCATTTTTTCTTCGAAAATCTGCTCACATCCTGCGCGTTCGAGTGCCTGTCGCTGGAGATCTGTGTTTTGGTCATTTGTTGACACCCTTACATAGCCAATTTGCATATTTATCACCCAGATAATTCTGCAAAAAAATCAGGTGAAGTTATCGGCCAGGCTGCCCCAGGGCAATCTATAAAACGTCGGTTTAGTAGATAGCTCAGGTTTGATCCCTATTTCTCTTGGTGGTACGGGCGGGAAAACAGCAGCAGAAGCACGTACTAATTTTGGGTTGGGGGCGGCTGCTCTGCTTAATGATTCAGAAGCCACAGGGTCTGTCCTGAAAAGGGGGCAAGGAATAGTTAATAGCGATAGGAATACCGATCCGAGTATCTTTGGTTATATGGCTCAGGTTGGTTTTGGAACGTATCGATTTAACGCAGCCCAAGGCGGTAATATTCAACGTTACTCAACCGGCATATATGCCAATGCTAGCGACACTCATGCGTTCATTCAGGTGAACTACCAGACAGGTATTGTTGATGCATGGGGAGGGTTAGGCCTGGTAGCAAGTGGTATTTCATTAGTCAAAAACACGCTTTACGGCACAGCTAATACGACGAAAGCCAGTGACGGAACTCTTAAGGCTGCAAGCCCGGTGGCCCGCATTGTAAATTCCCATGAGGATAATCAACGAACGGATGTAGCCGAGGATGGTTTTTCGTGGTGCGGCTGCGGTACGGCGAACGCCGAGGCGGAGGGAATAACCATTTCTCGCCTCGATGTTGGTGTTTACGTGCTCACCGGTTCGGCAGGGCTGGCGTCTGATGGATGGCAGCTGCTGCCGCCAATGGACCCGGGCGGCATGGGAGAGCTGGGTGTGGTTGAGGCAGAGCAAACCGACAACCGCGAGCTGACAATCCGCCTGTTTAAGCGCAAATACATGCTGGGCGATGACGGAGAGATCATCAAAACGAAAGGAGAACTGATGGATGTCCCGGCGAACAGCTGGATTGATGTCCGCCTGGATATGCCCATTGATTCAGTTTTCAATCGTGAAAAACAGCGACAGCAAGGTGATAACGAAGGTTAGGCAACAACCGGGCCGCGTAGGTCGGTCAATTCTTTTTCGATGACCTTTAACCGTTCGGCCAGCTCTTTGATCGCCTCTACATACAGGGCGCTCATTGCGCTGTAGTCAACGGTTTTGAGGTCGTCGATTTCTTCTCCTGCTGGTGTAGTGCCGGTCCCGCCAGAACTTACAGCAACGGGCAACACTTTTTCTAAATCCTGAGCGATGATGCCTGCGCTGTGCACCGATTCCGATTCAGTCAGTTGGATGCCGAACGTATAACCCGTCAGGGAACAAATCTTCTCCAGAGCGTTACCGACGGGCTCTTTATCAAATTTCACTCGCTCATCTGAGGTCTGATTCATCGTGACGCAGGTAAACTTACCATCAGCCCCAAATGCAAAAGAGTATCCGTTGGAGCCGCCGTTATCATTATTGTCAGGGCGGATCTGGATAATTCCTGTTTGCCCGGAATAAATAACCCCCCTGGATGCCCCACCTGTGCCATAAAACCACACATGGGCATTTTGATTGTCAGCTGAGGCCAAAACAGCGATTTTAGTTTTGCACTCCATATCAGCAGTGGTCGAAATTTTTGCGGATGCGCTGATGGCGTTCTGGCACGTTATCGGGTTCCGGAATTCAAAGCTATCGCCGATAAAAACGTACTTCCCTGCATAAAAAGTGAAGTCTCCTTTACCGTTTGCTCCATTAGAATTGCCACCGCATAGAATGCGCGCGTCATAGTCGTTAGTGCCAAGAAAATGGAAATCAACGAAGCTCGAAGAAGAGGGTTTTTTGGCACCAATTTCGAGGCTTGCGAAGTTCGCTGTGTTGGTATCTCCTAAACCGACCTTTATTCACCTTGGTCGGCAGTCATGGTCAGCTCTGCAGCTCTGATTTTTTGGTTGTACAAAGAACCAGCAGGCATTTCGACGCGCACGGACACAAACTGATCGCGGGGAATGTCGACCGGGTCGCCGTCGCTGATACCCTGCAGTTCGTTCCTGGCGAACGCCGGTGCTTCCGGGTGCGTGCGATGATAAGTTTTCACCAGGACAGAACCATCCGCGTTAACCTCATAGTCCAGCCAAATGAGCGGCTGCTTATTGCGGTCGGTGGGGATATCAAAACCGCCATCGATGCCGCCCCAGGCTGCGTCTGAATTCATCCCCTCACATCCTTCAACCAGATATTCACCGACGGCAAGACGGGTTACAGAGCAGCCCTCAGACTCATCGTTTGTGTGGCACTCGCCATTCATAAAAATTTTCACAACTGGTGAAGCAGCTTTAAGCGTTCCATCGCTCGCTTTAGTCGTATTGGCGGTACCGTAAAGCATGTTAAACGTTGAGTTTCCGGAGGTTCCTGAGGTGTTTCGAGCTAATACCCCCACTACCCCTGTGCTGTAAGCAACGCTGATGATTGCATGCGTATCAGCTGCAGCGAAATATAGCGATGGTGAATATGAGGCTTGAGAATTTATTGCGCTGTCATGCCGGAAAACTCGAGAGCCATTGTCCAGTAATTGCCCCCACAGCGCGGCCACCGTTGATACGCTGTTTGGTATCGACATCCCTTTCCCGCCAAATCCGAATGCACCAACTTCCATAATATTTCCTGTGGAGGTTCCGACGTCCTTTGTCGCGCTACTTCCTAAACCGAGGTTTGTGCGAGCGTCTTCTGCCTTCGTTGCCCCGGTACCGCCGTCAGCAACAGCCAGTGCACCGTTACTCCCTTTCTGCGCCAACTTACCGATGCCGGGGATCGTTACAGGGCTGCCGTTGATAGTAACGGTGATGCTCTGGTTGGCTGAGGTAGTGGCGAACGTCTCCCACGCGCCGATGTTCTCGTCATACTCTTTGATGAGCTGCGACATGGCCTGCGCCAGGCCGTCGACCGAGATATTGTCCGACACAAGAATTCCATACTTCTGGCCGCTGAGCGCAGGGGAAGCTGCAGGCGTAACCGTCATTGACGTGGCGCTGTTCACGGATGAAATCTGGAACAGCTGCACCGGGTTAGACATCACGATAATCGTCTGGCCAGCGCGAACCTGGCTGGCGGGTGCCGTCCAGTTCGTGCCGGTCCCGGTTGCGGTGTTTCCGTTAATTGCGATGGTGCCAGTGTTATAAAGCATTAGACGCCTCATGAACTTATTGATCGTCAAGAGCGATCAATAAATGAATATTGATTCGCACAAACGAACTGAATGATTGATGTTTATTTGTGAATATGGATATCCCACTAATCAATGGAATATATAAAATGAAAAAGAATTATTTAGCGATGTTACTTGGCGTGTCCTTCCTGACTCTTTCTTCAGCATCTTTTGCCTCTGAGCAGGGGCAAAAATCAGACCCTGGTTACGGCAATGGTGGAACTGCACAAAAGCGTCAGATTGATGCCTGCGTAAATGCAAACACTTCGAGTGTAACTTCTTACGATAATGGCTCTCATGTTAAGCCGTGTGTAGGAGGTGCATCTTACAAGAGCAAACAACTACCAGACCAAAAATATAAAGCTCCATTTAAATAAACAAACAAATAAAGCCCCTCACGGGGCTTTATTTTTATCCGGCAGAAAAAGAACCTGACCCACGCGCTATTTGCATAACTGGTGTGATAATTGTTTTTCGCGATACGTTGGTAAGCCCTGAGCGGTCATAAACGCTTATTGTTGCGGTAACCACCTGCTTCGTTACGTTCTGCTTTGCAAATAGAACGGGAACTGCTACAGCATTAGTCGACCCCCCTTTCTCTATCGTAATGCTGTCTATCTCTTTTGTCGTTCCGTCTATAGTGACTGAAATACCCGCTACCGATTTGTCAGTCGTACTCTGATAAAGCAATACTAAAGCGCTCACAATCACAGTTTTAGGCTTGGTTGAGCCTGACGAATCGGTGTAAGTTATTGTCGTTGATACATTGCCGCTCCCCATCTTGTCTTTATCAACACCCACGCCAGCATTAACCACATCCCCAACGAAGCTTTCGGCCTCCACCACTCCCTTAAATGAGCCACTGGTTGCCGTAACTTTCCCGGTAAACTCACCGTTCGTGGCGTAAACCGTTCCTCGCACGGTTACGTTATTGAAAACGGCGTAACCCGATTTGTTGATGTGCCAGCCGACGTTCCCGGTGCCGTCCCAGGTTGTGGACTGGATGTAGCTGCCAATTTTGGTGTTGTCGATTGTCCCTTCACCAATCACCGTATTTCGGATAAAGGTCTGCCCGTTCTGAATCACGAACGGAAGCGTAACGGTCGCTCCTGCCTGATGCGTTACCGCGAAGCGGTCAGCCAGGAAGATAACCTGCGACTGCATGCCGGATGGCGTATTCTCAACGCCTATCCCCATCCCCGCCGCGTAATACTGGCCGTTGCTCGAAAGCCCGACCTTGATGCTGTACATCGCCTTCAGATCACCGTTCACGTTGGCAATGGCCTCAGCATTGGTTGTGATTGCAGATGTGTGGCCATTCACGGTCGCAGTAATGCTGTTTACCTGCGTGGCCATAGCCTGCTGGTAATCCGAGAACGTCTGATTCAGGTTGTTGATGGATGCTTTGTTGCCGTTAACGTCCGTCTGCAGGCTCAGCAGCGAGCGCGTCGTTGCTTCCTTCTCGTTAACGATAACCTCGTCAATACGGTCCAGCTGCGCGCTGTTACCTGCGACCGAAGCCGACAACAATTTACGCGTGGCCACCTGCGCCAGGTTGCCCTGGATGATGGCGAAAGCAGAGTTTTTCACCCCGCCCGTCATGCCGTCCATGGAGACAGAAATTTCATCAATCTTCACTTCGGCCTGGGCCAGCCCGTCAGCATTTTCTTTGATGGCCAGCGCCTGCTGCTCCAGTTCGTCGTTGGCCTGTTTGATGTCGTCAACCATGCCAGCAATTTTTTCATTGCTGTCCACCGAGTTCTCGATCAGGTCCTTGAACGTTTCCGACTCTTTCATATCCTCCAGAATGTCATTGGTTATTTCGCTGACATCTATCGAGGACGTGCCCATGACCCAGTCGGTCCAGTCCCCGGCGTTACCGATACGGTCAATCAGGCGAGCGCGGTACCACTGACGAACCCCGGCCGACATGGGGCCATGCTGATAATCTGCAGCCGGGTACGGTACCAGGACCAGCAGTTCAGGATTGGCGTAGTCGGCAGTTGTGGCGCGCTGAATCTCTGTATAGGCCGTGTCGCCTGAGCCATCCGGAAATTTCCAGGTCAGATCGATATGCCAGACCACATCTTCGCTCGCCAGGAAGTTCAGCGGAGTACCCGGTTTTCCCGTTTTACCGGAAAGATAAGTTGTTTCACCGTATCCCCATGGTGACGACGTATCCTGTGCATTCAGCGCCCGGACGCGCACGTCGTAGCTGCCCGAATAAATGCCCTGAACCGAGAACCCCTGCGCGCTGGTAACCGGAACGTTTATCCAGTCCCCGTTGTCTTTACGCCACTGAGCAACGTACCGGATTGCGCCCTCTACCTTATCCCATGACACGTCCAGACTTGCGACAGCCAGACCCTGAGACACATGATCGCTCTCGGTCACCACGATATTGTTCGGCGCAGACAGGACGCTTATCGGGGTGACGGTTATCGGGGGAGACTCGATCCGAACGCCGTCATCGATGTAACGGTATTTGTTTGGATCGTGCTGAACGGCCGTAATTGTGAAACCGCCAGTGCTGTCGTCGTTAGCTGCGATTGAAGTGACCCTGAAGTACTGTATGGCGAGGTTATCACTGTCTATCGCCCACACAGCGCCCGCCACAGGAACCTGACTGAAAGCCGTAGCCACCGTCACTGTTTTTTTATCGGCGCTCACAGCGCTGATTGTCCGCGTCTGGGCTTTTCCGTCGGGCAGGTTAACCATCAGCCGGTCTTTCGCCGTGTAGTCTATTTCTCTATCCAGCGTAATCTGGCGACCGTTGACCGCCCTTATCCGGCCACCGTTCGCCTTACCAGAACGGAAAGAATCGGCAACGCCGATAATTTCAGCGGGCAGAGGGATATAACCATCAAGCCCCACGCCAAACGATACAGTGCCGTCTTTGGCATTGGAGAGTAATACCCAGCGACCGCGCCGGTGCGCTTCACTTTGTGAGGTGCAGCCGATTGCGGTCAGGGACGTCTGCCGGACGTCGTAACGCTCTACAAGCGCCGAATCGTAGACCCCCTCGACGGTATCACTGTAATGGTTCTGCGGATCGGACCAGGATACCAGGCAGGAGCTGTAGCGATTTTTGTATGAGCCGCCCGCGTACGTAAAAAGGCCATCGATAACATTTGAGGCGTTATAAACCCAGTCAACATCGTCCTGCGGGACGTCTGCCTGGACATAAATCTGATCGTTGCCCCAGAACGTTATTCCTCGAAATATCGCGGCGAGATCGTTAAGTACCTGCCAGGCGTCCTGCTGGCTCTGAATGAAAACGTTGCAGGTGAAACGCGGTTCGGTGCCACCGGCCCCATCGGAAACCATTTCGTCACAGTACTGGGCGATTGAATATAGCGACCACTTATCCACCATAGACGCATCTACGCGTGTACCCATGCCGTAAATTTCATCCAGAACCAGATCGTATAATATCCAGGCGGGGTTATTGGACCAGGCCATTTTGAACCCGCCGGACCACGAGCCAGAATAGGTTCGGGTTATCGGATCGTAATTATCCGGAACCTTGATCAGCTTGCCCTTTATCTTACAGGTCACTTTCGGCGCGCTGCCGTTGAACTGGCTGCTGTCCACTTCGACATACAGGAGCGCGGTTAAAGGGTAACGGAGCTTGCTGTCGATAACTTCCGCATACGAAAACACCTTGAAGGCGTTAACAAGTTTCGAATTTGAGCCGCTGGCATCAGCTGTAATACGCCTGACCCTGACAGACCAGCCGGAAGTTGAATTTGGCAGATCGATACGGTGATCACGCTGATACTCCGTCGTGGTTTTTCCGTCAAACTTGCCGTTTACAACCGTTTTCCACGCACCGCCGTCCGTTGATAAATCGATCGCATACTCGGTGACCGTGCCCACCATATCGCCGTTATCTTTATAGAGATACTGGACCGGAAGGCTGAGCTTGATGCGGATGGCATCCAGGGAAAGGTTGGTAAACTGGCGTGTCCAGGGCGCGGTGGTGGTGACAGTTGTGCCAACCGCCAGCTCGTTATCGACCTGGGGCATCCCGGCAATATAGGTCTGGTCCTGTGTGCCCTTGCGGAACTCCCATTTCACGCCGCTGAAGTTGTATTCCCCGCTGTCGTTTGCCAGCGGCGTATCGTTGAGAAAAATGTTCTGAGCGGTCAGGCCGCCCTGTATTTCCCCCTCAGAAACGGCAATGAGCATTTTTAATTTTGCGACCGACAGCAGATCGTCAGGCTGCTCAACCGGAGTATGTGAACTGCCACCTCCCCCTTTGGCACCCTGCAGGACGGTTTCTTGTTTAAGAAGCTGCATTTTTTCACCCATAAAAAAAGGTGCCGAAGCACCTTTAAGTTAGTGGCCACTGGCCTACTGCTGATCGCTCGAGTACATACCGGCGCTGACTATCGCTCCCCCTGCCTCAGTCAGACCGTAGGCCAGGGGGACAGGATGCCCCATAGCGACGGTATTAACCGGCGCCCCGAAGGCGTAGTTAGGCGTGTTGTCCGTGCTGGAGGATTTACCCGCGCCGAAGGATGGCTGGGGCGTGAGCATCTGGACAACGCCGCCCAGCATCATGGACACCCCGACCCCGGTCAAAATTGACGTGGCGCTGATGGCTGTTGCACTCATCGCCGCCCCCCAGGCTGCCATACTCGCACCGGCGGTAAAGAATGCAGCGACCAGCGCAACGGCACCGACAACTATCTGGAGGACGCCCGAACTTTTGGCCCCCTCATAAACGGGCACGATCCGGTACACGCTTCCACCGCGGGTCATATCAAACTCTTCCAGCCCGATATTGTTGTCACCGTTAAAAAAGGCGAAACGGATCCCCTTCATATGAGCTTCAGACATATATTTTTTGAATCCGGGAACCTGTGAACACATGGCCCTGAGCATCTCGCGCAGGTCGGCAACATCAAACTGAACGCGTTTACCGAATTTTTTAGCCATTTTCCCTTCGAGAATAAGCGTCTTAACCATGCATTCTGTCCTTATGCCTGACCACCCGGACCGTTCTGTCGCGATAATATTTTCCATAAGGCGTTCGCGAAGAAAGGTGCCCGAACAGATGATGGAGAATGTTGTTGTCACCCACATATACCGCGGCGTGATTGGTCACGGATGCCTGCACACTCATCATGATGATGTCCCCTGGCTGCATTGCACCAGCGGCAACCTCAACAAATCCCTCACGCTCCCAGTTGTCGTCATAGAGCCGCTCCTCGCCGCTTTCCCACCATTCGTAAGGTACTGAATAATTGCCGAGAACAATGCCGTATTCGCGCAGATAAAATTCACGGATAAGCGACCAGCAGTCGGCGTAACCCAGCACCCACTGCCGCCCGGCATAATCCCGGTCTTCACGCGGGGAAATCGTACAAAAATCCCCGTCCGGCCAGGACATGATCCCCCATTCAATCCCCGACCAGTCGCACTGGATCCGGTCCAGCTCTGAGGGCACCAGCCGAACCACATTCGGATGGGAATGAATGAGCATGATGATCTCACCGCGCGCGCGGGCAGCGAACTGGTCTTCCGGGGAGAGCGTGAATGTCTCCTCGGGTTTATCGGCAATGTTGCGGCAGGGAATATAGATTTGTTGCTGGCCTGACTGAACAATCAGGCCGCAGGCTTCATTGGGGTATTCAGCAGCGACGTGCTGACGGATAGCATCCAGCAATTTTTCACGCATTTTTATTTCCCCTGCAGGTTTGCAGCCGGAAAACCGCCGAACGGCAGCGGCGCGTCCGGGCCGTGACGATCCTGACAATCCTGCCGGCGGCCGCCACAAACATCTTTCGACGGGTCATCGGTCGGTGTACCGTCTTTGGTAAAGTATTTCGTGCCGTTGTAATCGCATCCGGTCCCGCTTCGGTACCAGCCCCGCATACACCAGGTGCAGACAGGCGTAATCTGCCGTGTCGGCAGCTGCAGGCTCTGAATATCGAAAGGAGAACACAGCTCGAAATCAACCTGTATCCGCGTCTCTGCGGTTTTAGCATTGATGTAAAAGAGCTGTACGCGCTCATCGGCCGGGCTGGCACCCGGATTACCGTTTTTCCAGTTGGCGGCATCGAGATACTTCGAAAGCGTGGTATGGATTTTGACCTTAGCCCTGACCATATCGTCATATTCAAGACACAGCGCGGTGACATAGTTTCCGACGTTCCCGACGGACAGTGTGGGCGTTGGCTGGGACCCTGTACTCGATAACTCCATCCCCTTCAGTTCGTAGGGATGGGGATCGTACTGGTTTCCCTGCCAGATAATGGCGGGAAGATTTTCCGCGGCGAAGGCTGCCCACCCTTCTTCCTGTATATTGTGCGCATGAAAACGCAGCACCTGATCCATACCGAATTCAGTGCCGTCGATCTCAATCAGCTGAATAACGCTGCCGGGCTCAAGCTGTTGTATATCTGCCGTAAAACTCATACACCCCCCATAAAAAAAGCCGCCCGGAGGCAGCTTTCAGTGTTTGTCGAGAAAATCAGGGCGCAAACGCCTGCTCAAAAGTGAAGGCCACAGTGGCTTTTTTCCCGGTAGGGAATGAAACGCTGAACGAATCGGCCTTCATTCTGAATAGCTTTTTTTCACCCCATGGCGTGGTCCACCAGAACGATTTAGTAACGTGAGACATCAGAAAAGCGCGCAGCGCAGCTGCCTCCTGTCTGGTACCCGTCCAGTCCAGGCTCCACGTTTCCTGTTTGTCGTTGATCCCCATCCCCGCTATCTGTTTGTAGCCATCCCCGAACTGGGCCTGCAGCGTTCGGGCTGTTTCAGTGCCCTGAGCTGTTTTGCGCGTGCGCCAGGTAAATGTGTCCGTCACTATGTCCTCCTCGAATAAAGCACGCCGCCTGCAGACATTTCTTTTTTCAGTCGCTCGGTGATTGTCTGCTGAACAATCGCCTGCAGCTGTTTCGCCGTCCCCGTGGCGTTCGCCTGATTTATGCTTCCGTCTCCCCCCTGCTGGCTGATGCTGACTGGGGCATAAACACTGATCCCGCCCATGCCAGTACCGGCTGCACTCGCGCCGCCGACCAGACCACCCGAGGCATACCCGCGCATCAGGCGATAGAGATTGGCCACACCGATGCGGCTGGTCGATTCTTTGGTGAAGACGAATTCCCCGCGATGTACCACGCCTGCGGGCTCATACTTGCCGCCATGCCCTGTGTAACCACCCACGTCGTAGCCCGTGGGCCGGAATGACGGAACCGCGAATGACTGGCCTGCAGAAGAGGTTTTCGCCCCGCCGCTCACCCAGCCCATGGCGCTCTGGATGGCATAAGCCACCAGAAGCTGGTTGATAACGTTTACTATCATTTTGAGGATCGAGCTGGTGAAGTCCCTGAAGCTCGCCTTCCCGGTTGTCGTCAGGCTGGTAAGCTGGCCCGCCAGCCCGCTGAACGTTGCCTGCGAAATCTGCTGAACGGAGCTGAAAACGTTTGTCGCTGAATCCTGATATTCAGCCCAGCCCTGTTTCGCACCGGCCAGCCAGTTTGCGCGCAGCGCATCCTCAGCCTCGAACGTCGCTCTTTGATCTTCAAGAACCTTTTGCTGCTCGGCCGGATTGTAGGCATAGCTTTCGCTGAGACGCTTCAGGGTTGATTCTCTCCCGGCCTGTCGGCTGGACACACCTTCTGACTGTGCCTGAATACCGGCCCTCGCCGCACTCTGCTGCTGATGGAATTTGGCCGCCTGGTCGGCAAGCTGATTGAGCTTTTGCTGTTGAGCGACCTTATCACCCAGGTCGGCCAGCTGCCGCTTGTACTCGAGCGTCTCTTCCTTGTGCGCCAGCAGGGATTTTTCCTGCGCCGTAAGCTGACGACGACCAGCGGCCTCCTGCAGAACGGTGAACTGATTTTCAGTCTGCCAGAGGTCCTGCCGCTGTTTGCTGATAACGTCGTTTACGCTGGTATGCTGTTCAAGCGTTTTAAGCTGAGCCTGAAGGGTGAGAAGTTCGGCCTGCGCCTTTTCCTCGGCCTTGTCTCCGGCTGGCGTTGAGTAGCTTTTTCCTTTCGGCGTCTTAGCATCCTTAAACTGCTTTTCAATCCCGCCGCGGGCCGCGGCAATGTCCTTTTCAGTCCACAGGGTGGCGATACCGTCTTTCGCATCCTGGCGGTTTTTCTCAATAAGCTGACTGAGCTTTTTCTCTGCTGAAGCCCGCTTTTCTGCAGCCGTGGCGCCGGACTCCACCATCTGGTTAAACTGCTGCTGGCTGCGGATTGCCTGAGCCTGCTGGTCCGTTCGCATTTTTTCCCGCGCGGCTGCCAGCCCTTCCTGGGCGTATTGCTGATCGGCAAGATCGTAAGCCTGCTTTTTCAGCTCCACCTGCTGACGCGCGTTTCTCAGCCTTTCCGCATCAGCTTTCTGCAAAACGTTGTTACCGGCATAATCCGGATCGACCTTAAGATTGCTGGACAGCGCGCGGTACTCTTTCGCTGCTGCCTGCCATTCAGCAAAAGAGTCCTGGCGCTTCATCGCGGTGTCAGGATTACGCCCGACGCCCAGCATCGCATCCCACGCACCGGAGGCGGCATTCTTCACCCAGTTCCATGCTTTTTCGAGGGAACCGAGATTGTCCTCGACCGCACCGGCACGCTGAATGACCGCGTCGGAATATGCCCGCATGGCCAGCTCGGCGGCCTTCTGAGAATCCCCCAGCGCCTGAGCTGAGGCAATCTGTTCATACTGGGTGGCCGTCAGAAAATGAAGGGAATCGTTAAGCGTCGCGACCGCGTTAACCGGATCATCCTTCAGACGTTTAAACTGATTTATGGTTTCGTCGACGGCCTGCCCGGTAGCCTGCTGCAGCCTGGCGGCAACATTGCTGACCATACTGACGTCATTACCGCTGAACGCGCCGCTGCCAACAACCTGCGCCAGCACGCCTGCAGCGGCATGCTGCGTGATGCCATTACCGGCCAGCGAGCGCGCCAGCGCTTGGAGCTGACCTGACGTTTTCCCGGCGTAGTTCCCGGTCAGGATCAGCTGCCTGTTAAATTCCTCAGACTCTTTGCTGCCGTCGTACCAGGCCTTGCCTAGCCCAACTACTGCAGCCGCTATACCGCCGACAAGCCCCGCGATACCCAAACCGCGTAATGTCATCAGTTGGTCTATCCATCCGGCACGGTTGGCAAGCGTGATACCAGAGCCGCGAAGCGCACCAAAGTTGCCTCTTGCGACTTCACCAACCAGGATGCCGATTTCACGACGCGCTGCAGAACTTTGCAGCCCCAGACCGTGTGTGGCCACTTTGGCAGCTTCAAGCTTGCGGATATAGACTTCAGCCGCATCGCTGGCACCAACCTGCGCCGCCTTCATGCGCAGCAGTTCGGTACCGGAGAGTTTTTGCTCTGCAACCTGTTGCTTCAGCTGGCTGAGGAATCGCGTACGCGCGGCGGCCGACTTTTCCTCCACGATCTGAAGTTCTTTTTGCCGGGCCGTGGCGCGGGAAATAAGGGCGAGATAATCCTGCTGGGTGATATTGCCCTGCGCCCTGGCTGCGCGAAAGCGCGCCTGCACGTTCGCAAGCGACTGTGTTTCACCACTGAGCTGGCGAACGCCGTCAATCTGGCGGAAAAATGATGCCGCAAGTTCATCCTGTCGGCGGGCAAGCGCTGCGGCCTGCCCGTCATTCTCACGCATGCGCTGATTAAGCTCGGTCACGCGGCGGTGAGTTTCATCAACGGACTTTGAAACGTTCTGCCAGTCTTTGGTCAGCCCTTCCGTGGCGGCAGACTGTCGGGCTTTCATTTCTGTAGCTGCAGCTGCACCAGCGTCGCCCACGGTTTTAAACGCAGCCGCCTGCCGCTCGGAAGCGCGCTGCATTCGGGTCTGGACTTTTTCAGAGTCCTCAGCCATCCCGGTTAGCTGGCCCTTAATGCGGGCAACCTGCTCACTAAACGTGGCGCTGTCGACGTCAAGGTTGATGACCAGATCGCTAATCTGCTGGGCCATATCGGATACCTCCTGTTATCCCCTCAGCTGCGGCCATCAGCGCATCATCATCCGGCTCGTCATCGCTGATGACGATACCGGAAGGAGAAAGCAGGCTGAAATGTGCGGGGGTAAGTTCCGGGTC